CGCAAAACAATATTTTGATGAATACTGCATAAAGGCATATACACTAGACATGAAAAATTTACAAGACCTTTTGTATGATACTTATTACACTTTCTTCAAGTCAAAGCCTTTTCACAAAGAACAGAGAATATGCGAAAATACAGGAAAACTAAAAATTGAACAGGTTGATAGGTATGTTAGAGATAAGGCAGGTTTAGAAAGAGAGACTGGTGATCAGTATTGGGACAGTTTATACTTTTTTGTTAGACAAATTGAAACAGGCGTTTTAGTGAAAGAGAATGTTAGGCGAGATTTGTTGAAAAAAGTAAGAGTTATAAGAAATTTGCATCCAAAATCAAATCTAGATAGGTATTATAATGAGTACATTACAACAGCTGGCGATTTGGGTGAAGCTGCCGCATCATCTAATTACAATCAAAATTTAGCAAAGTATATTGAAAATACAAACAGAGCTTTAAGCATAATAGATAATTTTTTCCTTGACAGAAACTCAAGATTAGCTAGAATGATAGAAGCAAATAACAGAAAGAAAAGTAATATGAACATTCTTGATCAAGGAATAACCGAGCAGGAAGCAATGATAGAGCTTGGTGCTGTGTATGCTCAGTCTGGTGGCGGTGAGTCTGGCGGCGGTGGATCTTCTGGTGGCGGCGGGGCCTCTGGCGGTGGAAGTGGCGGATATTAGTGATTATTCAAAAAATTGACAACAAGGGAGACTGCAATCTTTTTGTTTCTGATAGTGGGCAGATTTTTGAAGCAGAAAATTTAGAATATTCAGGTACTTGGTCATATTTTGATGACGTTTCAGACAAAGCTACCATAGCCCAACTTCTAATTCAGGCTAAAACTATAGATAAAGCATGCCCCCCGCATCTTAAAGAAGATCTGGACAGAGTAAATAGAAAAATGGACAGAGTCAAAAAGGCACTGGTAACAGCCAAGGTTGATTGCAATACAAATTGCTTGTACGAGATAATTCCAGAACATATATTGATTGATTATTATCAGGTTAAAAATACCATAACCAAACATATTATAGAAAACAATCAGAAGACTAGTATTTACGATCATCTGCTTGGTGCATCAAAACTTGTTTCAGACATTAAAAAAAATAACATCAAATTAGATATGAAAAAGTTAAAAAGATCACTTGGCCCTTCAAAGATAAATAGGTTTTTTCGCAAGATTAAAAAACTTACTATGAGAATAGATTATGATATCTTTGGTACAAAGACTGGAAGACTAACTTGTAAAAAGAAGACTTTTCCTATTTTAAATCTAGATAGAGAGTTGCGCAAGTTTGTTGTGCCAAACAACGATCTATTTCTAGAGATAGATGTTAACGGTGCAGAACTGAGAGCACTGCTGTTTTTATTAGATAGAGAACAGCCAGACTTAGACATACACGATTGGAACTGTCGAAATGTTTTTAATAATTCAATTACCAGAGATGAAGCAAAGAAAAGAGTATTTGCCTGGCTCTATAACCAGGAGTCTAGCGATCACCTTTTAAATAAAGAATATGACAGAGATAGTATAAAATCAAAGTTTTACGACGGAGAGAAAATTACTACTCCTTATGGCAGAGTCATAGAATGTGATGAGTTTCACGCTGTAAATTATATATTACAGTCTTTTTCTAATGATATTTTATTAGAGCAAGCTCAAAAAATAAACTTGACTCTTAAAGACAAAAACAGTAATATTGCTTTTATGATGCATGACTCGTTGATTTTAGATTACTCTTCAGAAGATATATCGGTTGCTAAATCTATAATTAAAATGTTTGAAGAAACTAGATTTGGTAAGACAAGAGTGAACGTAAAGATGGGTAAGAATTTGCTGGACATGAAAGAGGTATCATGGAAAAAATAATAGCTCTAGGAACCTCTGCCTGCAACCTTGCAAGCCATTTTGAAAATTATGAACAGTACAAGGTTTATAAGATAAATGACAAAGGCGATAGAAAACAAAATAACTTTATAAAAATACCAACCCTCAACAATCCAGAGGATTATGAAACTGTTAATTTAAATTTTAAGCGTAAGCTTACTAAAGTTGAAGGTGACATTCTTTTTATGGTTAGCGGCTGCTCAAGGGCTGCAGCTGCGTCTTTGGTTATCTTGGAGTACCTCTCTAAGAAGTGCAGTATATCTGTTCTGTACATAAAGCCTGATGTTTCTTTTTTGAGTGAAAAGGAAAAGCTACAAGAAAGAGTAGTATATGGTGTACTTCAAGAGTATGCTAGGTCTGCAGTTTTTAAAAATATTCTATTGGTATCCAACGAAACTATCGAAGAGTTTTTGCAAGAGGTTTCCATATCAGAACACTTTAATTTACTTAATAAAACGGTAGCTGATGCCTTCCATATGATTAACTATTTTAATCACGTTAAACCGGTCAGTTCTACGTTCTCAGACGTTTCTGAAACTTCTAGGATACATACCATTGGTTTTTTTGAGTTGGAAAATAATCAAGAAAATATGTTCTTTTCTCTTGACGAAGTAAAAGAAAAAAGATACTATTATGCTATAAATAAATCAACACTTGAAAGCGAGAAAGGTTTGCATAAAAAAATCCTAAATCAGTTGAAAGAAAAACAAACCCAAAATGTTGGAGTTAGTTATTCAATATACGAAACTGACTATGAAACCAATTTTGGGTTTGTTGTAGAATATTCTTCACAAATTCAAAGATAATGCTTGACACATTAAAAAACATTTAGTATAGTATTAACAGTTGGTCGGGATATTAGCCGACCTGCTTTAGCCAAAAGAGCAAAAAAAGGAGATAGAAATGGCTTTAGATTTAGATAGAATGCGACAAAAACTAAACAATGTTACTGGTAAAGCTGGTGATACTAATCGAACAAATTTTTGGAAGCCACAAGATGGGGAAAGTAATATCCGTATTGTCCCAACAGCAGACGGCGACCCCTTTAAGGAAAAGTGGTTTCACTATAATGTGGCTCAAGGCGGCTTCATGTGTCCAAAGAAAAACTTTGGAGATGATTGTCCAGTTTGTAACTTTGCAACCAAGTTGTGGCAAGAGGGAACAGAAGAAAGCAAAAAAATGGCCAAGGGACTATTTGCAAAGCAGCGCTTTTTTTCACCGGTTCTCGTTCGCGGTGAAGAGTCGGAAGGTGTAAGAGTTTGGGGCTACGGTAAGCAGGCATATGAGAAGTTACTAACAATTGTTCTGGATCCAGACTATGGAGATATCACTGATCCAGACGATGGTAATGATCTTAAAATTATGTACGGTAAGCCAGCTGGTGCATCTTTTCCAAGAACAGACATTCGTCCTCGCCCAAGAAAGACGGTGTTGTGTGATGATGCAGTTGGAGGCGATGAACGATGTGCAGAATTGTTGGAAACTATTCCAAACTTTGAAACTCTATTTGAGGTAAAAACCTCGGAACAGGTCCAGGGTTTATTGGATGCGTATCTAGACGGTGACAATACTGGCGAGCAGGTTGAAAAATTTGGTGGTACCAAAAGTGAAACAACAGTTACCGGAACAGGAACCGATGCCGTTGAAGCAGCTTTTAACGATCTTTTAAACGGATAATTTATTAAACCGCAGGGGGGCACGGGTTATAGGTGCCCCTATTTTTCATTATAGATTAAACAGTATGCAAGTTGCGGATTGTTTAATCTCTTACGCATAAAGAAAGGAGGAGTAAATAGTGAAAAATCAAGTTGATAGCCATCTTTTGGCAGAAGAGCACAAAATAGAAAGCGAATATCGGTTGCGTTCATTACTGAAAAAGTTTTCAGAAGATAATGTAGAAGTTGATCGCAGTTTTCAAAGACGTGAGGTGTGGTCAAAGAAGCAGAAATGTGAGTATGTAGAGAGTTTTGCAAAGGGGTGGGCTGTATCTAAGTTTGTCTTTGCACAAGTTAGAGAAGCAAAGGAGTATTTTGAAGATCCATGCTCTCCAACAAAGTGCACTAACTCAAAACATTACTACCAAGAAATGTATGATCGGGCCAAGTACTATATTAATATAGATGCTCAAAATAGACTAGTAACCTTAAGAGAGTTATATAACAATGAGTTTGCATTCACTGGTTGGCTTCGTAACAATGAAGGTGTAGATGTATATATAAAAAACAAATTCTACAAAGACTTTCCTGAGTCTGTTAAATTAAATTTGGAACAGACTGCAACTACAGTTACGCGCTTTAACACTTTAACAGTAGACGAACTATCAGAACTTTATATTGCTTTAAATGCTGGAGTTAAACAATCAGCTCAAGAAATGCGAAATGCAATTAAATCTGCAATCGCAGAGTGGGTGAGGGATATGTCAAGCGACTTTGCACCCCTATTTAAGCATTTGGTATCCAAAAAGCACATTGCTAGAATGGTTGATGATGAACTAGTGGCAAAGTTTGCCCTTTCTCTAATTAGAGAATATAGACAAACTAAGGACGAGACTACTAGTAGTAAGGGCAAATTAAATACACCTGTGGGATTACCCTTGGGAAAAAGTGAATTAGATTATTTTTATAATAGAGGTAAGGCTGCGTATTCCATCGAAGATGAGGACAATTCTCCCTATCTTTCAAGTGAGCTTGAAAGGGTAGAGGGTATATTGTACGCCCTACAGGACTTGGTTATCTCAAACGAGGGAAAACTTAACAATAAAATTATTCCTGCAAGAGTCTGCTGGGCACTGCTTCATGCATGCACACACATTTACGATTCAGATTGCAGGGTTCTTGACCAAGATGTTCTTTATGATTTAGTTGTAAACACTGATATTTCCCTCTACGCAGACTCACAAGCAAAGTTTGCAGCAGAAGTAAAGTCGGCATTGAAAAATGATAGACAAACTCCTAGTGAAAGTGCCTTCTATCATAGACAGTCGCAACTTCCTCATCAAAGTGGGGACCGTGCTAGCCGAAGCGAGACTCTTATTGACAAACTAAAATCTAGTTCAAAGTTTAATTCACTCTTGGCAAAGAAGGAAGTTGATCAAATAAAGGAGGATAAAGTTGCTTAAAATGGTTAAACCAAAAACAGGGTCTTTAAATGTAGACGAAATAAGAAAACTTCTTAATAAGAAAGCGGGCAGGGAGATTGCCCACTCTCTTAAGGAGGACAACCCAACTGAGGTAAAGGAGTGGATTCCAACTGGTTCCAGGTGGTTAGATTCAATTATCTGCAAGGGTAAACTAGCAGGCATTCCTGTTGGTAAAGTTGTAGAGATTGCAGGTCTTGAGGCAACAGGCAAATCTTTTATGGCAGCACAAATTGCTGGTAATGCACAAAAGATGGGCATTGATGTTGTCTATTTTGATTCCGAGTCTGCTATTGATCCAGGCTTTCTAGAAAGAGCTGGCTGTGACTTGTCTAGGCTTATGTATGTCCAGGCAGAATCAGTTGAGTTTGTACTAGAAACTATTGAAGAGTTGTTATCTACAGATAACAAGTGGCTTTTTATTTGGGATTCTTTGGCTTTGACGCCATCTATCTCTGATGTTGAAGGGGACTTTAATCCACAATCTTCAATGGCTGTTAAGCCTAGGATTTTATCGAAGGGAATGTCAAAACTGACCGTTCCAATCGCTAATAATCAGGCTACTTTCTTAGTCCTTAACCAGCTAAAAACTAACATCACAAGATCTCCATCAGAGGCTATGGTAACACCGTGGGTAACACCTGGTGGTAAAGCTATGCATTATGCATACTCTTTGAGGATTTGGCTGACAGGCAGAAAAGCAAAGGCGGCTTTTGTATTGGATGATAATGGCTTCCGAGTTGGTTCGGAGGTGAAGGCCAAACTTGAGAAGTCAAGGTTTGGCACTGCAGGACGTCATTGTAACTTTAAAATTCTTTGGGGTAATACCGACACAGTCGGTGTCCAGGATGAAGAGAGTTGGTTTGAAGCAATTCAAATTTCAAACAGCTTAAAGCAGTCTGGCGCTTGGTACACACTTGTTTTTGAGGATGGGACAGAAAAGAAGTTCCAGCGCAAAAGGTGGACCGAAGAACTAAAAGATGAAAATTTTAGAAAAAGAGTTTTACAAATCATTGATGAAGATGTTATAATGAAATTCTGTAATAGAGAAGGAAACGCCGCTGACTTTTATGAGTCAGAGGAATCAGGAGACCCGCCAGTCAAGGAAGAATAAGTCCTCCCGCTTATCCTTGGCATTTAGGCACTCTAGTCTATCTAGAGTGCCTTTTTTTATACTTGGCTAATAATTATATTGTTAGGAGGTGCCTTACATGAAAGCCATTATGGAAAGTTGGAATAAATTTCTTATTGAAAACAAAAAGCAAGAAATAAGAGACCTTAAGTATGGTGAATTAAAGCATAATAAGCACAAGAAGAGACTATCTCAACAAACAAAAGTTATTGACGTTGAACTTTCTGATATTCCGATAACTAAATATCCAGCAAACGATAGCGATGCTGTTAAGGGCGAGCTTAAAAAAGTTCTCAATTCCATGACAAACAATAAAGAATTATCAAAGAAAGAATTAGAGCAAACAGACAAAAGACCTAAACAAATGTTTGTTAAATACTTAAAAGACAATGATCTTGACTTTGATAAAGACATGTTAGAGGACATTGTAAAGGATGTAGCTATAATAACTCTCAAGTTAAAAGTTAGGTATAACAGACCAAGACCAGAACAACTAGGCCCAAAAGTTGGCTATGATGTTAGCTCGATTAAAACTGAGACTGACGATACTCCAGCATACCCAAGCGGTCACACGGCTCAAGCTTGGACTTTAGCTTACTACCTAGCAGACAAGCACCCAAAACATAAAGACGAGTTGTATGATATTGCTGAAAAAATAGAACACTCAAGGATTGTTCGCGGCGCTCACTATCCTAGCGACAACAAAGAGGGCAAAAGTATAGCTAAAAAATATCTCTTCCCAAACATTAAATCAAGTTGACATAACCCGTCTTTTTTGGTATTGTATTATACACAATAAAACGAAAGGCACTTACACATGAATCTTGGCTATGCTTGCATCAACATGGGCTTCTCCAGTCTGCCAAAATCAAAAAGAATTACAACTAATCGCTCAATGATTAAGAAAACCTTTTTAGAGAAGGGTATTTCTTACGCATCCGAGCTGGCTTTGCAGAATGTAAAAGACTTAAAAAAGATTGTAGAATGGAATGAGCGAAACAATATCAAGTTTTACAGAATGTCTTCAGATATTTTTCCATGGATGAGTGAGTATGAATTTGGCGACTTGCCAGATTACAACGAGATTTGCTATGTACTTGACCAGGTAGGAGAGTTTGTAACACTAAACAACCAGAGACTAACTTTTCACCCTGGACCTTTCAATGTTCTTGGCTCACCCAAAGAATCTGTTATCAACAAAACAATCAAAGAATTAAACCAACATTCAGAGATGATGGACTTGATGGGTTTTATCCCAAGTCACTACAACAAAATCAACATTCATGTTGGCGGAACTTACGGTGGAGACTTTGAAGGTACGGCAAATAGGTGGTGTGAGAATTTCTTAAAATTAGATGAAGGCACAAGAGCTAGGCTTACCCTGGAGAATGATGATAAGGCTTCTATGTGGTCAGTTAAACACCTTTATGAGTTGATATACAGCAGGGTAGGCGTTCCAATCGTTTTTGACTATCACCATTTTAAATTTTGCACTGGCGGCCAATCTGAAGAAGAGGCGGTAAAGATGGCAGCGTCCACATGGCCCGATGGTATTAAGCCAGTAGTACACCTTTCTGAATCTAGAAGAGAAGAGCAAGGTGATAATAAAATTAGACCTCAAGCTCACTCTGACTATGTATACGAACCTGTTAATAATTATGGGTGTGACTACGATATGATGATTGAAGCAAAGGCAAAAGAGCTGTCTTTAATCAGGTATCGTGATCTATTGCTAGAGAGGGCAGCCTGATGAACGACAGGATTATGATCATCGATGCGCAAAATCAGTTTTTGCGCTCTTATATAGTTGACCCTAGCTTGTCTTCAAATGGCCAACCAATTGGTGGGTCCAAGGGGTTTTTAAAAATATTAAATAAGCTGACTAGAACTATTAAGCCCAGTGCAATTGTGGTTGTCTGGGACGGTGAAGGTGGTTCTCAAAAGCGAAGAGCGGTCAACAAAAACTATAAAGAGGGGAGAAAGCCAATCAGGCTAAACAGGGGCAACAGCAGCTTGACAGAGGAGCAGGAAAAACTAAATAGAATCTGGCAGCAACTTAGAATTATAGAGTATCTAAACTCTACTCCAGTGATTCAATTTATGGAGCCACATGTGGAAGCAGATGATGTAATTGCTTATGTTTGTAGGCTTAGCTTTTTAAGTGGCGCACAAAAAGTGATTGTATCTAGCGACAAGGATTACATCCAACTTTTAGATGATAACACTATTCTTTTCCGTCCGACACAGGATGAGATTTTAAACAAAAATAAAATCTTAGAGAAATTTGAAATTCACCCAAACAATTTTGCGATGGCTAGAGCTATTGTTGGAGATAAGAGTGATAATCTAAAGGGCGTCAAGGGAGTCGGCCTTGCCACTGTTGCAAAGAGGTTTCCATTTATGAAATCTGAAAAGGAAGCAATGTTGTCAGATGTTATAAATTTTGCCGAGCAAAATTCTGAGATTTTAAAAGTCTATACCAATGTTGCTAATTCCGAAAAGTTGATCAAAGAAAACTATCAAATTATGCAATTGTATTCTCCGTCGATATCAATACAGGGTAGAAACAGAATACAAGAAACACTAGAACAACACGTTCCAGAGTTTAACAAGACCTCTTTAAGAGGCATGATGCACAAAGACGGCATCGGGGAGATATCTTTAAATGATCTTTTCCAGTCATTTAATAAGATGGTGTCGGATTTTAATCTTCCATAAAATGATACCCTGTGGTATCATATACAAATACAAAATAGGCGGGAACAATGGAACAAGAAAGGGAAGACTTTTCTAGGTTTGGTAAATCTTTTCAAGAGGATTTGTGTCAACTAATTCTCAAGGACAGACCATTTGCGGATCAAATCTTTGAAGTCCTAGATATTAATTTTTTAGAGCTTAAACACTTGCAGATCTTCATAAAAAGGATTATTTCATACAGGGAGAAGTATGGAGTTCATCCAACGCAGAAGATTATGAATTCTATTATTAGGACTCAACTTAATAATGAAAACGAGTCAGTGCAAATTAGAATTAGAGATTATTATGCCAGAGTTTTATCTACAGATTTAGAACCAGAGGGTGCAACTTATATAAAAGATGTAGCTCTGGATTTCTGCAAAAAACAAAAGCTGAAAGAAGCTCTGATCAAGTCAGTAGACTTAATTAAGAAATCTTCATTTGATGAAGTGAGTCGTGTAATAAACGATGCAATCAAGCTTGGGGCAGATAACAATTTAGGTTATGAATACCTTAAAGACTTTGAAGCTAGATTCATTCCAAGGTTTCGTAATCCAGTCACAACTGGATGGAAAGAGATTGATGATATCTCAAAGGGCGGATTAGGCACTGGAGAGTTAGGTGTTGTAGTTGCTCCAACGGGTGCGGGTAAGTCAATGGTGCTGGTTCACTTGGGAGCACAGGCTCTAAAAGCAGGTAAAAATGTAATTCATTATACACTTGAGCTGGGGGATACAGTGGTTGCTAGTCGTTATGACAGTGCAATAACTGGCGTTGAGTTAAGAAACCTGGCAGTATTTAAGGAAAAAATTTATGATGAAATAAAAGAAATCAAGGGCAGACTGGTAGTAAAGGAATATCCAACGAGATCAGCAACAATTCAGACAATAAAAAATCACTTAGAAAAGATGAAAATTCGCGGTTTTGAGCCTGATATGATAATTGTTGACTACGGAGATTTGATTAGGCCAATTTCTTCAAGAAAAGATGAGAAAAGACACCAACTCGAAACTATTTATGAAGAGCTACGTGGTTTAGCACAGATTTGTGAGTGTCCTATTTGGACCGCTTCACAAACCAATAGGTCTGGACTAAATGCGGAAGTCATAACAATGGAGTCTATATCGGAAGCATTTAATAAATGTTTTGTTGCGGACTTTATCTTTTCTGTCTCGCGAACTGTAAAAGACAAAAATACTAATGGGGGTCGTGTGTTCGTTGCCAAGAATCGTAATGGACCGGATGGATTAGTGTATCCAATATTTATGGATACTAGTTGCGTTAGTATTAAAGTTTTGCCTCAAACCGGAGACAGTGTAGAAGATATAGTAGAAAAGACAGCTAAGGAGCAGCTGCAAAATTTGAAAGATAGATATAAGTCGTTTAAGAAGGAGAAAAGTAAAAATGGAGTTGGCTAGTAAAATTTTATCTGATATCACAGTTTATATGAAGTATGCGAGATACCTACCTGAGCAAAATAGAAGGGAGACTTGGGAGGAGTTGGTTTCTAGAAATATGGAGATGCATCTTAAGAAGTATCCAGACTTAGAATTGCAGATTCACAAAGCATATAAATTAGTGTATGATAAGAAGGTTTTACCCTCTATGCGTTCCATGCAGTTTGGAGGCAAGCCAATTGAAGTTGCACCAAATAGAATATTTAATTGTGCCTATATGCCCATTGATGACTGGCGGTCTTTCGGTGAAGCAATGTTTCTTCTACTAGGTGGCACTGGTGTCGGCTATAGTGTTCAAAAGCATCATGTTGAAAAATTACCAGAAATAAGCAAACCAAACAAGAAAAGAACAAGAAGATTTCTTGTTAACGATTCAATTGAAGGTTGGGCAGACGCCGTTAAAGCACTTATGAGGTCATATTTCCAGGGTGGCTCCAAGTTAAGGTTTGATTTTTCGGATATTAGACCAAAGGGCGCAAGATTAATAACCTCTGGTGGAAAGGCACCAGGACCTCAACCACTTAGAGAGTGTCTTGTCAAAGTTGAAGGTATTCTTAGAGAAAAAGAAAATGGAGATAAATTGTCGCCCATCGAGGTACATGACATTGTATGTCACATTGCAGATGCTGTCTTAGCTGGCGGCATTAGAAGGGCAGCTTTGATTTCTTTGTTTTCAGCAGATGATCAAGAGATGATTTCAGCAAAGAGTGGCAACTGGTGGGAAACCAGCCCTCAAAGGGGTCGTGCCAATAACTCTGTGGTCCTATTGCGCCACAAAATTGACAAAGAATATTTCATGGGTTTGTGGGACAGAGTAAAAGCCTCCGGTGCAGGTGAGCCAGGTTTTTATTTTTCTAACGATAAAGATTGGGGTACAAACCCCTGCTGTGAAATTGGACTAAGACCTTATCAGTTCTGTAATTTAACTGAGGTTAATGTTTCAAACTTGGAAAGCCAAGAGGACTTAGAGGAAAGAGTCAGAGCGGCAACTTTTATTGGAACTTTGCAAGCAAGCTATACAGATTTTCACTATCTTAGAGACATTTGGAGAAGAACGACAGAGAGAGACGCACTAATCGGTGTTAGCATGACGGGTATTGCTTCCGGGAAGATCTTGGACTTGGATATGGAAGCTGCAGCGAATATTGTTAAAGAAGAAAACAGCAGGACAGCCAAGTTAATTGGTATCAGGGAAGCTGCTAGGACCACATGTGTTAAACCAGCTGGGACAACAAGCCTAACTTTAGGCACTAGCTCTGGCATTCATGCGTGGCATAATGACTTCTACATTCGTAGACTTAGAGTTGGAAAGAATGAAGATATATATGGATATTTGGTCGAAAACCATCCAGAACTTGTAGAGGATGAATATTTTAGTCCTCACTCAACTGCAGTCATTTCAATACCGCAGAAAGCACCAGAGGGTTCTATCCTAAGAACAGAGTCAGCCCTCCAGCTCTTAAAAAGAGTAAAAAAGATCACGACTGAGTGGGTAAAACCAGGCTTCAGAAAAGGACAGAATACGCATAATGTTTCGGCTACTATCTCCATCAAAGATGCGGAGTGGCCTGATGTTGGTGAATGGATGTGGGAGAACAGGAACTGCTATAACGGACTCTCAGTTCTGCCCTACGATGGTGGTTCGTATGTTCAGGCACCCTTTGAGGACTGTTCAAAAGAAACTTATGAAGCTATGCTGGCAGCTTTGGAAGATATCGACTTGACTAAGATTACAGAAACCGATGACAATACAGACTTGTCTGGTGAGTTAGCTTGTGCGGGCGGTTCTTGTGAAATTAAATTTGTTTAAAAATTGTAATATGTGGTGTATTCTATTAAATGAAAGGAAGATAAATGAAAATAGCGCCAACCCTTAAACCAGTTAATAGGCACATACTGATTGTGCCACACTTTAAAAAAGAGAAAGATACCAAAGGTGTCTTGCTACCAGATGACTACAAACCCAAAGAAGACAAATACATATCTGCAACGATACTAGATGTTGCTCGCGATTGTTCTAATACATTTTTACGGCATAGTAAAGATACGCGCAAATTTGAAGAGAACTCTACTGTAATCGTGGATCGCTCTATGATTGAGAAAGTAAATTATAAAGATAAAGACTACTATATCATCCTTGAAAACTATGTTTGCGGAATGATTAGCGAGCTATAGAATGCAAAAAGCACTCATCTTTGTCTGTTCGTTTTTGTTACTATCTTGCAATGACGAAACTGTTGTACAAGGATCAGAACTACCGCAGGATGCGTCTCCTTTACGCATAAACAATTATGATATGGCAATAGAAGACAGTGCGGTTGATTCCAGAGTAATTCAAGCACGTCGCGACGCTTTGCCTGACGCGCTTCTCCCAGATGCGGAAACGATAGTTTGTGAGTTTCACCAGCATCGCAGACCTTGTGTCTTAGAAGAGTTTCTTGGGCCTTGTGCAGAAGGCCAGCAATCTTGCAATATTACATACTGGAGTCAATGCTTTCAAATAAATTTTCCTAGAATGGAAGTTTGTGATGGCGTTGATAATGACTGTGATGGAGCAACAGACGAAGATGAGTATTCACAAAATGAATTGTTAGCACGCTCTTGCTACACAGGCCCTCCCAATACAATTAAAAATCCACCATGCAAATCAGGGATATCTACGTGCCAACTTTTAGAAGAGGTTGAAGATGAATGGACAGGAGAGATTCATCAAATATATGGTTACGGAGAGTGTATCGATCAGGTTACACCTGTAGAAGAGGTGTGTGATGCGATTGACAACGACTGCGATGGCCCCGTTGATGAAGGGTTTACCTTATGTGAATGTCGCGGTGATCAGGAACTGCCAGAGGAAACCTGCAACCTGGTTGATGATGATTGTGATGAGAGGGTTGACGAGGGTTTTTTCCCTTGTGAAACAATATGCGAAGCAGGTCAGGCAGTTTGTGTTGATGGTGAATTGGCAGATTGTACAGCACAACAACCTAGAGAAGAGGTTTGCGACTTTCAGGATAATGACTGTGATGGAGACACAGATGAGGGGCAGAGGAATGTTTGTGATGGTTGCGGCCCTGTACCTGCAGATGAGTGTGATGGCCTAGATAATGACTGCGATGGTGCGATAGACGAAGACTTACTTAGAGAGTGTCAAACAGAATGCGAACTTGGATTTGAAACATGTTCAGATGGAAACTGGATATCTTGTACAGCTAGGCAGCCGGTTGAAGAAGGTAACATATGTAATGGCGAAGACGATGACTGTGACGGAGCAGTAGATGAGGGGCTTGATTGTTCTTGCACACTACAGGATGTTGGAGTCCTGATACCCTGCTCTGAACCACCACTGATATGTGGTCAAGGTTTTAAAACTTGTGAATGTGTAGATGAAGAGTGTAGTGCGCTCACAATGTCAGACTGCCAGGCAATATGTGCATATCTGCCACAAAACCAAGGACCATGCGACCCTCGCCTTGGTGTGGCACTGCAAAATGAACTTTGTAATAATTTTGATGAAGACTGCGATGAAGCCATCGACGAAGGTGTGACGTCCCCGTGTTATACTGGCCCAGAAAATACAGCGGGTGTCGGCGTATGTCTACCGGGTGAGATGATATGTAAAGAAGGAGTTTGGGGCAACTGGGAAGAGGTTGATGTATTCACCAGAAACTACTGTTTGGGTGAAGTTACACCGCAAGAAGAGGTGTGCGATGGTGCTGATAACGACTGCGATGGCGAAGTGGACTATGGTGAAGAAATAGCTGATACAGACATTTTGTTTATCGTTGACTGGTCTGGTTCTATGGTAGAAGAGATTGAAGCAGTAAAAGTTGCCCTAAATAGATTTGCAACACAATTCCAGGCTGAAGATCAATTACAGTGGGGTCTCGTTGTTGGCCCCAAAGACACACCGGGAACACATGAAAACTTGATACTGGTATCAAACATCTCACCTTTTAATGTGTTTTTAAATAGATTTGCACAACTTGGAAACGAGGGCATGGACACAGGTTCAGAGATGCTGCTAGATGCAATGTATTTTGCGGTACAAAATGTCACAGCAAATAACAACTTTGATGTTGCAGCTGCAAGATGGGTTGGTAATGGTACAGGCTCAACACCAGAAAAGGAAAATTTTATAATAAACTGGAGAGCAGGAGCTAGAAAGATAATTATAGTTTTTAGTGATGAAGAGCCACAGACATATCTTGATCCTGGTATTAATGCCGCAACTGTTAGAGATGCAATGGCTGGCACACCCGATTTAAAACTGTACACATTTTCAGGTGGTATGGGAAATGCAGATTGGACAAGGCTTGCTAATTCAGCAAACGGAATTAACTTTGAGCTTACCATGAATCAAAACCAGATGTACGAAAATCTAATGTCAATTATAGATGAAGCTTGCTTACCCTAATATTGTCATAGGTGGCTGTCTACCTTCGGTTATCTATGCACATCAAAACAAGTATAGCTTAATATGTGACACATACTACAAGCCCTTTCGCTTTGATAGAGTTGAATCATTAAAGCTTTGGTCAGAACTTTTATTTGAAATGTCTTTTCGTGGCCAGGTTCTAAACACTGAAAATATAGAGTCTGTTCGTTTAAAAGAGGGTAACTGCAAAGTAGTTCAAGCTCGCCATCAAAAATTAGAAATACAGTTTGATAGTTGCTTTGTTTTTAACGGAAATAGAATAGTTTGTGACAATGAAATAATAAAACACAACAAGGAAATTTACAAAGTCTACGATTGGGTGAATGTCAGATCTTGCTCTCCACATGAAACTAGTTTTTTAAGTTCGGAGGACAACTTAGCAGAAGAAATATATTTCTATAAGTCTTATAGAGTAGATGGTAGTCGGAATCACAAAGATATTGTTACTGTCTCTACTCTCACTAAAGACCAACTATTTGAGTTTGAATATTCTGATACTATGGTAAAGTTTAAATTACACAGTGTTCTAAAAGAAGCTGGCATACTCGGCTCTAAATCTGGGTATCAAAAAAATGGAAATGTAAGAAGAAACTCAGTAAAACTTGAACCTTCGAATAGAGAAGTATTTCTTACGAGCGAACACATATATAAAGATTCAGAAAGCATAAAATTCTTGAATTCTACAAAGGACAAAGATATACTACTTAGTAGTTATGCTTGAACCAGGATCAAACAATATTAGTGCTTTTCATCTAGCGGGGATCATTCCTGTGTCTGGACTAAAGACAGACTTTGGATTTCCCTGGCACAGCTGTTTGCAGCCAATTTCTAAGAACTATTTAGCACTTGAAAGAGCAGTTATTGAATGTGGCTATGCAGGTTGTGAAACTATATGGATAGTCTGCAATGACGACATTCAACCTTTAATTAGAAGCAGGATAGGTGACTTTATTGAGGATCCATATTATATGGATAGGTCAAAATATAAAAAGTTTCCAGCGGAGGCTAGAAGACAAATACCTGTTTTTTACACTCCAATACACCCGAAAGATCGCGACAGAAGAGATAGTTTAGGTTGGTCTGCATTCCATGGTGCACTAACAAGCTTTATAGTCAGTAAAAAAATAAGCAAATGGCTTGTTCCAAGCAGGTACTATGTTTGCTTTCCTTATGGCGTATACGACCCATCCAAGATTATGGACTACAGAAAGAAAATATCTCATACAAATCAGTTTTTTCTTACTTATGATGGCAAGTCTATAAAGACAGGTGACTACCTATCTTTTACGATGAACTCTAATGAGTATAAACAATACGTCTGGAATCTTAAACAATCATGCACAGGCGGCAACATGGATATAAAAGCAAAGGAAAGATGGTCATCAAGAAACTTTACACTTGACAAAATATTTGGTTCTGCTAATATAGAAACAAGTAACAGCTATGAAATTCCATGGTACTACCCGATTGACAATTGGAACAATTACCATTCTTTTTTAAATTCAAAAGAAAGCTTGGAAATTTATAGGCCAAATGATAGACTTATAAAGTACACTGAATATTCAAAAGCGGGAGAAGAAAATGAATAGCGAAGAGTTTTATAATGATTTGCCACACTTTGTAAAAGAAAATATTGGATTTCCAACAAATTATATTTTCTTAAGCAGGGATCAACAAGAATTTTTAGATGCCTTTTGTGAAAAAGCAAAGGGATTTACAATGCAACCATTCAAGGAAACACTTGAGTATATTATGGGTGAAATGGAGGAACTAATTGAAACCATCCAATAGGGTTGAGTCAAAACTTAAATTTGTAGGACTGCACGCTCACAGTGTTGCAGGGAGCATCTTTGATGCTCTGGGTTATCCTGCGGAGCACATGGATTTTGCATATGATAACGGAATGGACGCGCTCGCACTTACTGATCACGGTAACCAGAATGGTCTAGCGTATCAAGTATTGCATGCCAAGAAAATGCAAAGTCAGGGCAAGAACTTTAAACCGATCTTTGGCGTTGAAGCATACTTTTTGCCCTCTATCGCAAACTGGAGAAAAGAATATGAACAGGCTAGAGAGCGAGTAAAAAATAAAAATCAACTAGACGACACCCAAACCGGAACAACAGTTGAGGATGAAGCATCTAAGAAGGCCATGAAAAGCCTTTTAAACCGAAGAAGGCATCTAATTCTTTTAGCCCAGGACCAAGAAGGTCTTAAAAATATTTTTAAGCTAATTTCCGATAGTTACAGTGCTGAAAACTACTATAGGTTTCCCCGTGTAGATTACGCTGCACTCAAAAGGTATAACAAAGGTGTTATTGCTGCCAGTGCTTGTCTTGGTGGAGTTTATGCTGGCAATTATTGGGAGAACAGAGAGAGCGGCCCCGATGCGATCCTGGATGCTATGAGGGAAACAACCCAAAAGATGCAGTCTATTTTTGGTGATCGATGGTATGGTGAGCTTCAATGGAACGACGTACCAGAACAGCACGAACTAAATCAATACATTATACAAATGCATCATGAGTTTGGGATTGAATTGATCTCAACTGCTGATAGTCACTATTATAATCCAGAAGCTTGGAAAGACAGGGAACTATATAAGAGACTGGGCTTTTTAGGACGAAAGGTTGAATGGCTTAGTGATGATTTGCCAGTTGACGTAGAAGAGATCGGATATGAACTATACCCCAAAAATGGGGATCAAATGTGGGAATCATATAAAAAATATTCAGAAAAGGTAAAAGTTAAATATGATGACGAGTTGGTTAGAAAATCTATTGAAGCAACGTATGACATTGCCCATAACCGTATTGCCAATTTTATGCCTGATAATACTGTTCGCTTACCTGATTTCGTGGTGCCTGTTGGGGCCACACCAAGAGAAGCGTTGGCCAGACTCTGTGTCGAAGGTGCCCGAGGACTCGGTTTGGCACGTAATAAAGAGTATGCAGAAAGGCTCAAAAAAGAAATAGAAGTTATCGATGATCGTGGCTTTAGTAAGTATTTTTTGACCATGAAAGCTATATCTGACAGGGCTACAAAATCGCAATTAGTGGGGGCAGGACGCGGTTCTGCGGCTGGTTCTCTAGTTGCCTATACCTTGGGTATTACCCAAATTGACCCGATAAAATATAACCTTCAATTTGAAAGATTTTTAACGAAGGGCGGGTCTGGATATCCTGACATTGACTACGATGTTTCGGACCCGATGACCTTGAAAGAAGAGCTTATTGATGAGTGGGGCGACGATACAGTTGTGCCCATTACAAACTGGAACACCCTGCAATTAAGAAGCTTAGTTAAGGACATTTCCAAGTTTTATGGAGTGCCTTTCCAGGAAGTCAACAAAGTAACCAGCAAGATGATATTCGAAGCAACACCACTAGCTAAGAAGGCTCATGGTATCACTGCAGGGGTTTATAATCCTACTTTTGAAGAATTGATGAAGTATTCTGAAACTTTGCAAAAGTTTTTAGCGAAATATCCTGATATTAAGAATCACATTGAAAGACTTTATGGACAAACAAGATCGGCCTCGCGTCATGCTGGCGGTGTTGTTATCGGAGAAAAGCTTAATGAGTGGATGCCACTAATTAACAGTGGGGGTGTAAGGCAAACACCCTGGAGCGAGGGGCAAAATGTTAGACACTTGGAGCCAATGGGTTTTATTAAGTTCGATATTCTTGGTTTGGCTTCTCTGCGAATGGTAGAGAATGCGATTCATCACATTTTAAAAAGATACGAAGGTGTGCCTGATCCTACTTTTGAAGATGTGAAATCGTTCTATGAAAAACACTTACACCCAGAAAGTATTGACCTCTCAGATAAAGAAGTCTGGCAAAATATCTTTCACCAAGGAAAGTGGGCAGGTATATTCCAGTTCACAGAAGCTGGCGCACAATCCTTTTGTAAGAATGCAAAGCCAAACAATATAATTGAACTTGCAGCCATTACCAGCATTTATCGTCCAGGTCCTCTTTCGGCGGGAGTTGATAAACAGTTTATTAGCGCAAAAGAAAACCCATTTGATGTTGAGTACGATAACGATATTGTGGAATCTGTGACTAAAGAAACTTTTGGTTTTCTTATTTTTCAAGAACAAATTGCTATGCTTGCGCACATGCTGGGCAAGAATCTGTCTCTAGATGAGGGTAACAAACTAAGGAAACTTCTAACTAAAAAAGGGACAGACGGGGTTCAAGAACAAAAGGATATCATATGGGAAAAGTTCAAGGTAGGATGCCTTGAGAAAGGAATGCGATTACATGAAGCGAGAAATTTATGGGAGAAGTTTGAATACTTTTCAGGATACGGCTTTAACAAGTCTCATGCGGTTTCCTACTGTGTTTTATCCTTTCAGTGTGCATGGCTTCTTAATTATTACCCTGAGTGTTGGATGGCGGCTTTTCTAGACAAAGAGCCAGACTCTAGAAAAGAGAGGGCCATCAACGTTGCTAAGGCTTACGGTTTTGGGATTGAACCTCTTAATATTAATACTTCCGGTACAGTGTGGGAGATTAGTGAAGATGGTAAAACTCTAATTCAGCCACTCACCTCGATCAAGGGGTTAGGTGACAAAGCAATTGAGCAGATTATTGATAATAGGCCCTTTAATACAATTGAAGATTTTATTTTCAATGAAGACATTGTATACAGCAAGCTAAACAAAAAAGCTCTCAGTGCCTTGATTAAAAGTCAGACTTTAAACTGCCTTATGGATGATCGCTTCACAGGTCTAAAACATTTTGTATCTGCTGTAGCGATTGATAGGCCAAGAAAGGAAAAGAATCTACTTGAAAACATTGAGAAGTATGCACCAGAGGGAGACTTTTCGGAAGAAGAAAAAATACAGTATTTAGTTGACTTGACAGGTACTTTTCCGTTAAACTTAGTAATGAATGAAAATGTTATGCGTCGCTTGGAAGAACTATATATTCCTCCGATTAGCGAATATGACGCAGAGTTGGGAGTTGTTTGGTTTGTTCCAAGGGAACTTATCAGAAAGAAAACTAAAAACAATAAAGATTATTACATTTTGAGGGTTATCGATAGTAACAGTGAGATTACTTCAATAAGGTGTTGGGGTGTGAGACCAGAAAAAGACATAATCCACCTAAACCGCCCTTATATGGCTAAACTAGATTATAATCCCCAGTGGGGTTTTAGTACAAGACGAGTTTCGTCTGGTTTCAGACTATTAGCATGAAAGGAAAAAATATGTCAGAAAACAATGAAATCAACAAGGAAAAGCACGTACAGACGTTTATCAAAAGCTTTGTAGCAATTGAAGATGCTATGGAACCTTTCAAGGATCAAAAAAGAGACTTGAGAGAGAATTATGATGAGAATGGTTGGCTCACCAAACAGGAGATGAGAATGGCTGTAAAGGCATACCGACTACTTAAGAATGATACGGATATGGACGAATTAGTTGACTATTTTAGCAGCCTTAAAAGAATGGTAGGTAGACAATGAAAATACAACTCTTTGGAGATGACATTGGCTCCGTTGAGTATGTTAATCACATGGGCAATGACCTATCTGTTGTTAATGCAGCAAGGGTTAGTTTTGGTTCACAAAGGAAGGATTTAAATGAAAAAGATATTAAACTTATTAACTACCTTATGCAACACAACCACACTAGTCCATTTGAGCATTGTAGTATTACAATGCGTTTTGTTGTGCCTCTTTTCATAAGGTCTCAACACCACCGTCACAGAACCTGGGCTTACAATGAGATAAGTCGCAGATATACAGGTGTTGATATGCGTTTTTATAGTCCTAAAAAATTTAGAACTCAACACAAAAGCAACAGGCAGGCTAGCAATAATGAAATGATAGATCCAGTTTTAGATTCTGCATACCTTCAAATAGGATATGAGAATGCATCAAAAGCTGTTTCTATGCATAATGCTCGCAGTCTCAATCTATACAAAGCTATGATTGATGCAGGTGTATGCAGAGAACAGGCTCGGGGCGTACTGCCACAGAATTTGTATACTGAATATTATGGAACTGCGAACTTGCACAATTTATTAAAGTTTATATCTCTGAGAATGCATGAAGGCGCTCAATGGGAAATTCAGCAAGTTGCTAAAGCTTGTTTGAAGATTGCCAAACAACATTTTCCACATTCAGTGGATTCTTATATTAAAAAACATGGAGTAGAAATTGAAAGTTAATGTTTATAAAGTTAGAAACACAGCAAAGATTCCGGTAAGATCTCACAATACAGATGCAGGGATGGACTTGTTCTTTTGTCCAGAAGAAAGATCGTCAGTAACCATCGCTCCTGGCGAGAGTGTTTTACTAAGTACTGGATTAAAAATTCAGGTTCCTGTAAACCATATGTTGCAGGTTATGAACAAGTCTGGTATCGCCAGTAAAAAGCAACTAATTGCTGGGGCCTGCGTTGTAGATGAAGGTTATGATGGTGAGATTTTTGTAAACTTACAAAATATTGGCACCCAATTTACAACCATCGAACCAGATCAAAAGATTGCACAAGGGGTATTTGTTAAGATCGAGAGACCATCTCTCTATGAAATCAAAGAAGACAAAATCTATGGACAAAAGACAAGTCGTGGTGATGGGGCCTTGGGTTCAACTGGCAATTTCTGATGACCAGCTTTAAAAGAAAGATAAAAAGAAAAGGTGAAAAGAAGAAGCAAAAGTCAATTGACCAGCACATGATGTGGTTTGATAAGATGCCAGATCATTGTGTGAACTGTTTTAAGCCATATATTAAAAACAGTAAAGAGATGGCTCAAAAGTGGACCGTTGTTGTGAGAAAGAAAGAAGATAAAGTAAATTTATATTGTGATGAGTGCTGGAATCAGGCAAACAACATGATTGAAGACATTAAAGAGGATCTGAATGAACATAAGAAAAGCACTTAGTTTTGATGATGTATTACTAGTCCCGAAATCTAGTGATATAGAATCTAGAAAAGAAGTTGACTTAACATCAAAAATTGGAAAGTTATCGTTTAGATTGCCGATTATTTCCTCTCCGATGGATACTGTCACAGAAATAGATATGGCGTCAGTTATGAATATGTACGGGGGCCTTGGGGTTATACACAGGTATAACACAATAGAGGAACAAGCTGATATGTGCTCCAAAGGAGGATGGCAGCGTGCCGCAGCAATTGGTGTTTCAGGCACTGAATTTATGGATAGGGCAAAAGCACTATATGAGGTCGGTACCCGAATATTTTGTGTAGATGTGGCACATGGCCACCACTCTCTAATGAAGGAGGCCTTGATTGAACTTAAAAGTGCATTTGGTGATGAAGTATGTTTAATTGCAGGCAACGTAGCTTCGCTTGGAGCCTTTGAAGATTTATCAGATTGGGGTG